CTCTTTTTTTGTGCGAAAATGTAGCAAACTCCATGAGGACAACCATGTCTGGATTACTTTCGCCACAGGCTGCTATTACTATTGAAATTGCCCAACAAGAGGGCGAAGGCATGATTTCCGCAGAGGAAAATGCTAAAACTCGTACATTCCTGATTGAGAACTGGAATCTTGGCCCTGATAAAACAAATCAGCCAAACATGGATTACTGGCGCACCTTGTCTAAGGTATGGCGCATTTCTCCAGAGCAAGCAAAGCGTAATCTGTGCGCTAACTGCGAGTATTTCAACGATAGCCCTGATATGTTGGCTAAGATGGAATCAATCCCTGAAGACCGATTTGATGCAGATGGTGGTGGTCGTGGCTGGTGTTCTAAGTGGGACTTTATCTGCCATAACCTGCGTACCTGCCGAGCATGGGAAAAGGGTTGCCAACCAGAAGCTGAAGAAGAAGGTTATGAGAATGGCATGATGGAGGAAGAAAATGGGAACGACTAACCAAAAGGTTTATACCCCTAAAGAGATTGAAAAAGCCAAGAAAGAAGCTGAGGCAAAAGCTAAAGCTAATGATTGGCAGAGTATGGCTTATAAGTTTTATGCCCAGAAAGGCAAAAAATGAAAACTAAACTGAACAAAGTTGGCAAGGCTAAAGTAGCTACTGTCATGCATGAGTTTGGAAAGGGTGAACTTCACTCTGGCAAAGGTGGCAAGGTCGTGAAGAATCCTAAACAGGCGGTTGCGATTGCTTTGAGTTCTGCTTCAAAAGCAATGAAGAAAAAAAGCTAAGTTCTAGCTTTTGATGTTCTGAGTTAGTTAGGACTTGCAGATTTTCAATTCTGTTATCACGCCAGTCTCCATTGATATGGTGAACTTGCTCGTTTCTATCTAGTTTTCTGCCTAAGTGTTGCTCCATCAAATATCGATGTTCATAAACAACTTTCTTGTTGATATATAGTTTTTTATATTTACGTGGCTCCGATAAACCTTTGCGTAGATTTATTGGGCTATTTTTCCTAGCTTTTTCATGTCTCTCTGGATGAGCATGACCAAGGCATGAGCGAGAACAATATTTAGCAGTTTCTAGCCTATGTTTTGGAACATAGTATTCAGATTGACAATGCTCACATTTAAGCGTCATTCCAGTCCTACGCTTTAATCCATTCTGTTTTCCATAGATACTGGCTAAATGAGTTGACTGACAAACACGGCAACAATATTTAGTACTTTTCTTTGCAGCATTAAAATCTTTGTGGCAAAATAAGCATTGTTTGACTCTCATGGTAGTCCTTTAAGTTATGTGGTGTAGCTATTGTACTATCTGAGTCAAGCATAGTCAAATAATTTAACCTTGACCAACCCTAGAGGAGTCAAACGTGATTGAAAAACAATCAAACATTTCATCTCGTGGTGGAGCGAGAGAAGGCGCAGGAAGACCTAAAGGAAGTCTTGATAAGGGCAATGCAATGCTCAGAGAGATGATTCTGGAGGCTTTAGAAGGAGCAGGTGGCGTAACTTATCTTATAGATAAGGCAGAGAGCCATCCACAGGCGTTCATGGGACTAATCGGCAAAGTCTTGCCACTTCAGGTAACTGGAGAAGAAGGTAAAGACATTCAGATAAGCGTCCAATGGGCGAAGTAATCGAGATTCCTTACAAGCCTAGAGAACAACAGCTTGCTATCCATGAACTGATGGACAGTAAGCGTTTTGGTGTTGTTGTTGCTCATAGGCGCATGGGAAAGACTGTCTCTGCGATTAACCATCTAATCAAGGACGCTGTCTTAAATCAGAAGGAAGCACCTAGATACGCATACATTGCACCTACCTATGGACAAGCCAAGAGGGTTGCATGGGACTACCTAGTCAAGTATGCAGAGCCTTTGGGAGGCACTAGCAATATCTCTGAGTTGCGAGTTGACTTCTGGGGTAGGCGTATCCAGCTTTATGGCTCAGACAATCCTGAAGCCTTGCGTGGTCAGTATTTCGATGGGGTTATTCTCGATGAGATTGGAGACCAGAATCCTAAGATTTGGACAGACATTATCAGACCTGCACTAGCTGACAGAAAAGGCTGGTGCTTGTTCATTGGTACACCTAAAGGACATAACCACTTCAAAGAGTTGCGTGATAGGGCAAGAACTGAGGATGGATGGGGTTTGCTAGAGTTTAAAGCCTCTGAGACTGGCGTAGTAGATGAGACAGAACTCAAGGCTGCCAAGAATGAGATGGGTGAGGACAAGTATAGGCAAGAGTTTGAATGTAGCTTTGACGCTGCTGTAGAAGGCTCTTACTATGGGCAAATACTCAATGAACTCGAAGAAAAGAAGCATATGCAGGAGATTCCTAGAGAGGAACTAAGCCGTACTTTTACTGCTTGGGATTTGGGTATGGGTGACTCAACTTCTATCTGGGTGGCTCAGTTAGTAGGCTCAGAGGTGCGTTTAATCGATTACTATGAGAATCATGGCGTAGGTCTTGACCACTATGTTAAGTGGATTCGAGATAACGACTATGAGAAAGCAGAGCATATCTTGCCCCATGACGTTAGAGTTAGGGAGTTGGGTTCTGGCAAAAGCAGACTAGAGATGCTTGAGGAAGCAGGACTAGAGATAAAGATAGCCCCAAGAATGGGCTTAGATGATGGTATTCAGGCTGTAAGGCGACTGCTGCCAAGGTGCTGGTTCAATGTGCCTAAAGTCCAGATAGGACTAAACTGCCTGAGAAACTACCGCAGAGATTACGATGAGAAGCGTAAGATTTTTTATGAGCGTCCATTGCATGACTGGTCATCGCATGGTTCGGACTCATTCCGTTACTTAGCCCTTGGATTGGATGAAGGTAATTCAACATGGTCTAAGCCTATTAACCAAGCACCGAAATGGATTGTCTAATGTTTATGGAACGTCAAGGGGTAAATCTAGCCCCAATAGTAAAAGAACTTGAAAAGCGTATAGAAGTATTGGAAAATGTGGTAAAAGCATTACAATTGGACAAACCCCGAATGGGTCGCCCTCCAAAGGACAAAAATGGAACAGAACGACTTGAAATCAATCCTCCAAGCTGAGATTGATGATGCTATTGGCTACATAGAAACAGAAACTGTTGACCAGCGCAAACAGGCTTTACAGGCTTATTTGCGTCAGCCATATGGCAATGAGGTAGAGGGCAAGTCACAAATCGTTACAGGTGAAGTTGCAGAAGCCATTGATGGTGCGCTGCCTAGCCTAGTCCGTATCTTTACAGGCTCAGACCAAATCGTAGTTTTTGAGCCTCAAGGCCCACAGGACGAAGCGTCCGCTAAACAAGCGACAGACTACTGTAATTGGGTTTTCCATCGTGACAATGAAGGCGTAGCTATCCTGCATGATTGGTTTAAGGATGCCTTGCTACAAAAGAACGGCATCGTTAAGGCTTTCTGGGAAGACAAAGAAGACATTACAAAAGAGCGTTACTTTGACTTGTCTAATGACGAGTTGGCAATGCTAATGAGTGATGAGAGCATGGAAATTGTCGAGCAAGATACGACAGACTTTCCAATCTTTGACCCTAATGGACAGCCAGTCATTGACCAGATGGGTCAGCCAGTTATGGGTTCTACGCACAATGTCGTAGTCCAGAAGAAAAAGAAATCAGGAAAAGTTCGCATTGAGAACGTGCCTCCAGAGGAATTCTTGATTAGCAAGAAAGCTCGCACTATTGCCGATTCTCCATTCGTTGCACATCGTCAGATGTTGACTCGTAGCACATTGATTGCTATGGGCTTTAACAAGGAACAGGTAGAAGGTTTGCAGATGGATGATGCTTTGGCATATACGCCAGAACGAGTAGTGCGTTTCTCTGCTGGTGAGCAACCTTACCAAGTACAGACTGATGACCCATCGATGCAAGAGATTGAGGTCTTTGAGTGCTATATCAAAACTGATATAGATGGTAAAGGCATTGCTACTCTGACGCAGGTTTTCTACGCAAGCAACGAGATTCTTCAAGACGAAAAAGGCAAAGAGATGATTGAGGAAGTGGACTATGTTCCTTTCCACTCTATCTGCCCTATTCCAATCCCACACAAGTTCTTTGGTAATTCGCTTGCTGACCGAACAACAGACATTCAGTTAATTAAGACTACTATCACTCGTCAGATGTTGGATAACTTGTATCTGACAAATAATGCACGAGTGGTAGCAGTTGAAGGGCAGGTGAATCTTGACGACTTGCTTACATCTACTGCTGGTGGTGTTATTCGTGCTAAGTCTCCGAACGCTGTTCAACAACTTGTAGTTCAGAACGTAGCTTCTCAGGCTTTCCCAATGTTGCAATACTTGGATAGCGTTCAGTCCAAGCGTACAGGTGTATCTGATGCTTCACAAGGCTTAGACCCATCTATCTTGCAGAACGTGACAGCAGCAGCCGTAGCATCGATGCAACAAGCTGGCGCAGGTAAGATTGAACTGATGGCTCGTATCTTTGCTGAGACAGGTGTTAAGTCCCTGTTCAAGGGTATTTTGCATCTGTTATGCAAGTACCAAGACAAGCCTCGTTTGGTGCGTATGCGTGGAGAATTCGTAGAGTTTGACCCTCGCACATGGGCTAACCAATACGATGTTGCTATTAACGTAGGTTTGGGTGCTGGTAATCGTCAAGAACAGATGGCTATGCTGTCTATGATTGTTGCCAAGCAAGAGCAGTTGATTGGTCAGTATGGCCCTGCTAACCCATACGTTTCACCTGCTCAATATCGCAACACATTGGGACGCATGGTTGAGACTGCTGGCTTCAAGGATTCTGCTGAGTTCTATAAGGCGATTACGCCAGAGCAAGACCAAGCAATGAGTAATCCTCCTCCACAGCAACAACAAATGCCTCCAGAAGTTCAGGCATTGATGGCTAAGACACAAGCTGAGATTCAGGCTAATCAAGCCAAGGCTCAAGCTGATATGCAATTGCAACAACAGCAGATGCAAATTGATGCACAGATGGCTCAACAAAAAGCTGGTCTTGAGATGCAGATTTTGCGTGAAAAAGAGGCTGCTAAGTTGCAATTAGAGCGTGATAAACAACAGGCTTACTTTGCTATGAAGCAACAAGAGTTTGAAGCTGAAGCTCAGTTGAAAGCAATGAAAATCGGTGCTGGCATTACATCTAACGTAGAGATTAAGGGCTAATCATGGCAGTCACAAACCAGCAAATCTTTGATTTTTTAGTAGCTAATCCTGATATTAGCGATGCTGACTTGGCTGCTGTAATGCAACAGTTTAAAGTTACGCCACAACAAGTTGCAGAAGCTACTGGAACAAGCCCAACAGAAGCAATTAAACGATTTGAAGCTGTAGTTCCTCCAGAGGCTGTTGCTCCCATAATTCCTACCACTCGTGGTACTGTTCTTGAGGGCGATAACATTGATGCAAAGATTGCTGGCGTTCCTCAAGTTGTTTATGAAACGCGAGTTGACCCTAACAATCCTGCAAATTGGGAAACGTATAACCCTAAAACTGGCGAAGTAATAGATTCTGGTACTTTTGCAGGTGGTGGTGACAAAGGTTTGTTGGCTGCTGCTCGTCCTGTTCTTGCTTTAACTACTAGTGTTCTTGGTGCACCTTATCTAAGCGACTTAATTGCAGGTCAAACTGGTCTAACAGGCTCTGCTTTGGCAGGTGCTACAGGTGCAACCATTGCGGGTGGTTCTACTGCTCTTACTGGCGGTAGCACAGAAGATACGCTAAGAGCCGCATTGCTTGGTGGTGGTGGCGCATATGCGGGTAGCGCATTGAAAGATTACATTGCGTCTATGGATGTTCCTGTTGATTTCAACAAGATGACTCCAGCGCAAATTGCTGATGCAACAGAAACAAACTTTATCAATGACTTAAAACGAGCAGGTTTATCAAATGCTCAGATTGATGATTTCATTACTAATGCTGGTGGTTCAACATTATTTACACCAAGTGCGGTAAGTCCTGAAGCTGGTGCAGTTAATGTCACAGCACCTGCATCGCTTGGCAATGTAATCAATACAATTACTTCTGCTGCACCAACTTTAACTGTTTCTGCGCCAAAGCAAATTGACCAACAAACATTAAATGCTGCATTAAATGCAGTTGCCGCAACTACACCAACAGTAAATGTGACTGGTAATAAACCACTTACAGCAGACCAAGTTGTTAATCTGTTAGCAACAACCCCAACAACAACTCCAACAGTACCTGAAGTTAAAGTAATTGGTGAAAAGCCATCAAGCATTACAGATGCTATTACTGCTGCAACAATACCATTGATTCAGCCAAGTACACCACTAAAGGTTACTCCTGTTACACCAGAAAAGCCAACAACACCTGTTGACCCCTTAAAGGTTGCTCAACTAGGGTTAACTGCTGCTGGCTTGCTTGGTGCAGGTAGTGTTTTGTCAAATACAAATACACCAACTGGTTTTGAGATTGTTCCAGTACCAGAAGGATGGAAAACTCCTCCTAAGACTGGTGTTGCACCATTTACGCCATTGCCTCCTATTAACTTTGGTGATAGAAACTTGCTGATTGGTACTCAATGGGAGAAGTTCCTTGACCCTAACTATGGGAAAGTGCCAGAGCCTGTGAAATACTCACAGCCATCAAATCTCAGTTACAACGACTTGATGAGTATTTTGGGTAGTAAACAAGGTATGCCTCCTGCTAGCAGTTTGAGCATTAACGACATTATTTCAGGAATACAAAACCAATATGGACAAGCACCTGCTCGCACAATGGGCTAAAAACTTACTAAATGATGACTTTTTCAAAGAAGTCATAGATAATTTGAAAAAAGAGCAGATTAGTGTAATAATTAACACAAGTGCAGAAGAATGTGATAGGCGTGAAGACGCTTATCGACACATAAAGACATTAGAACTAATTACAGGACACCTAGAAGGTTTAGCCTCGGAAACTGTGATTAAAGAGAAAAAGTGGAAAATTCTGTAAGGGAAACCTTACCCTCCGTCCAGAAGGATTCTGGCGATTTTTGAGATGACAAATGGAAAACACCAACCCACAAGGGAGTGAAAGCCTAGATGTAAACCAAGCCGCTTCAGCGTTTATGGGGCTAATGGGTGATTCTGACGAAGCCGAACAAGGCCAATCTGAGGAACAGCCAGAAGAACTACAAGCGTCTGATGAAGCTGATGCCGAGTATTCTGAGGAAGAAGAAATCGAGCAACCAAAGCCTAAATATAAAGTTAAGGCTGCTGGTGAGGAGATTGAAGTTGACGAAGAAGAACTCATCAAAGGTTATCAGCAAGGTGTAGATTACACTAAAAAGTCTCAGGCTTTAGCTGAACAACGTAAGGCTGTTGAAGCCGAGCGTATTCATTTAGAGCAAGTGAAACATGAGCGACAGGCATATGCCCAGAAGTTGCAAGCGTTGGATAGCTTCCTTACGCAGCAAAATCAGGGTGTGGACTTAGATGTTCTAAAGGAAACAGACCCTATCGGTTATGCCGTAGCGGTAGCTGAACAGAATCAGCGTGAGAAACAGTTAGCAGTAGTTAGAGCCGAACAGCAACGCATTGCCCAACAGCAACAAGCCGAGCAACAAGCCTCTCTGCAAAACCATCTCCGTCAAGAATCTGAGAAGCTAGTTGGTCTAATTCCTGAGTTGGCTACGCCACAGGGTGATGCGATTCGGAAACAAATCCGTGATTATGCGAAATCTGTAGGCTGGACTGACCAAGAACTCAGTTCCGTATATGACTCTCGTGCTGTGGTGAGTTTGTATAAAGCAATGAAGTATGAGCAACTTCAAAAGAGCAAGCCAGAAGTAACCAAGAAACTTCAAGCTGCTCCTAAGATGATGCGTTCTGGAACTTCTGCGCCTCCTACAAAGTCATCGCAAGATAAACAGGTAATGCAAAGATTGCGTGAAACTGGAAAAGTTACTGACGCAGCCCGAGCATTTGAACGATTCTTTTAATTTTGGAGTTTTAAAATGGCTACATATCAAACATACACCGCTATTGGTCAGCGTGAAGACCTGTCTGACGTTATCTATAACATCAGCCCCACAGACACACCTTTCATGTCTTCAGTTGGCAAGACAAAGGCTACTGCTGTTTATCACGAGTGGCAGACC